AACAACATTAAAGTTATCCGACTCTTGAGATAAATTTTCAGATACTCTATTTGCCTCTGAGCAACCAGTTAAAAATAATAAACCACTTACAGCAATAATTGCCATTTTACTTAATTTGTTCATGCTTCCACCTCACACATAATATTTTCGTTCCAAGTCAATCATCTCCTGCCTAAGTTCAATCCCCAGACGTTTGATTTTTGATTTATTAGCTGCCGATGTCGTCCACGCATTCGGTGGTTCTTTAGAAAGATTTTCACACTCAGAAATGTATTTATCGAACATGCTTTTTATGTAATCTAACTCATTCATCACATTCCTCCATCTCCACTGTATACATCCTAGAATTACGATATTTAACACCTCTCAAACGATGTAGCTCGTTGATAGCGTCGTTCTTGTTGCTGAAAACATGCTCACTGTCTTCCATGTTGTCGTAGTATACGATAACTTTATATTTCATGATTCTGCTTCCTCTACTTCGTAATAATCGATTTTGGCAAAATTCTTAGGACTAATAGTAATCATCCTCTCTTCTGGCTCAATCTGCTGCAATTGAAGATAATCTATATTTCCTCGTCCAAGCCATTCCAGCATGTCACGAATGAGTTTATAACCCTCTTTAACCTTGATAGTTTCATCCATGTATGGATTTTGCAACCTAATTTCTGTCATTGCTCTACTTCCTCTACTTCCAAAACGAATTTAAATTTCTTAGGGACTCCGCTGACGCCGCCATAACGAAAGGACATCTCCTTAATCACTTTGTGATTATCGTCCGTCCATAGATTTCCATCAGTCAGCCCATCAATAAGAGCTTTAACTGTAGGATATAGGTTTGGTGGGTCAAGTCGTCTATTTGTAGCCCCATAGACCGTCACAATCACCTTGCAAGGTCTATTAGGACTAAACACTGGCTTCACATTCAACCCAGCTTCAGCTCTTGCTATTAAGCGTAGGTTTTTCACCATCTTAGCTTCTGGTCTGAAATGGAATCTGTCGTTACTGTTGATTACAAGGTTTTGGGCTGGTTTAGATGGATGTCTTTCAAGTAAAAACTCAAATTTCATAGCTCAACCAACCTTCTACCATGTTCATTGCTTGTGCGTCTTAAGTACGTCGGAGTTCGATAGTAGTAGAGTGTAGTTATTTTAACGTTAAACTTCTCTGCTAGTTCTCGAATCGTACCCATGCCAAGCAATTCCTCGCCTTTATACAAGGCATATTCTTTCGCTTCTCGCATAATTAAGACTAATTAAAACCAACCCCTTTTTGAAAATTGTGAGTGTGTGTGCTAAATACGAGGGGTTGGGTATCATCGCCCAGCTTGTTAGACTGTAGACGAGTTTCCTTTCTTGCCTGGTCGCTGCGTTATCCAAGCACGCTGCCAGACTTTCAACGTGCAAGGTAATTGTTGATCTTTACATTAACTCAAATGTGTTTTCAGATCTTCTTCGGTCATACTAGCTATGTTTTGATAGCCGCTGACGGTGTAGTTTTGTTTGTATTCCCATCCGTTTTCGCTAAGTAGGCGTTTGAATCTGTCTTTGTCGTCTGAATCTTCAAAGTAGACTTCAAGCGTCATTTTTTGTCGATAGCGTTTTGTTTCTGGGGTGTTAGCTTCTTCAGTTGTTGGCGTGTTTTTGATAATTTCGCCCGTTTCTGAATCGACAACTAATGCCGTTGGTTTCGTTTCTGCTATCTTTTCTTTTTGTTTTTGCAATTCAGCTTGTCGTAGCGCTTCTTGTTCTTGTCTTTGGCGTTCAGCTTCTTGTTTTTGTAATTCAAGAGCATGGTCTGAGCGAATCTGCTCTAACACCTCTGCTAATGTCAGATTTTGAAGCATGCGGATATATGGTTGGTCGGTCATTCCGTATTCTGAACAAAGTCCAGATATGGAATGAGTGGCTTTTTTGAATTCCTCTTGTTTTTGATGTTCAAAAGTAACCATATCATCCAACGCCTTCATAGTCGCTTTCTTTAGAGTTACACCATCTGCCATGAAATCGCCAACTTTGATGTATTCCGTTGCTTTTTCATCAAAAATACGAGGGTCAATCATGTACTCACTAGCTTTGTTGGCCAGATAGCTTTTAACCGTGTCCAGTCTCAGTGCTTTTTGATGATTTTCGAACTCTTTCACATCATTTGCAATTTGGTTGATAATGTTTTTAAGAGGTTTCTCTGTTTCCTTGATATATTTTTCAAAATCCGTCGCTGGTTTTGATAACTCATTCTTGATTTTGATACGTTCGTCTGAAATTTGCTTGGTTAATTTTCGTAATTCAGCCAAAACTTTCTTGTCGTCTTTGATAGTGCCAGCAGTGACTGTGTAATTTTGATACTTAGCAACTACATCAGCAATGCCTTTTTCAAAAACCTCTTGCCCTACAATTTCAACTTTAGCTTGTTCAATATTAACTTGTAATTCTTGCATTGTTCACACCTCGTTAATAGTCGAGAAGTTCGCCTTGAACTGGCTCGTTTTGTGAATTGGCAACCGGTTGAGAATTGCTTTCACTTGTTTGTTGGAAATGCGTTTGTTCTTGCTTCATTTGTTCGATTTGCGCCAGCTTACGAGCTCTAACATCCTCTTGTGTCTCTTGTGGCGTTACATCCTTGATTCTGTCGAATGTTTCACCGCCGTCATCCTCAGTGTACATATTTCCTAAATCCTCTGGGAAAGCTTCACGTAAGGCATTGACAAGAGCGGTTTTTCTAATCATGGTAGCTGGCATAGCGTTCCAAGTGCTTTGCTTTTTATCGTATTCTTCACGACTAACGAAAACCTCTACAGGAACCTTGAAATTCTTGCGGTAAACTCTTGCCCAGCCACCGACGAGCGTGTCGTTAGGTAGCAGCAGCGCCCCTTTCCGCTCTACCATATCACCAGAATCGTCAACAACTACCACTCCGGCTTCAAAGCCTTCATAGTTTGGGTTTTGTGCTGCACGCTTCAAGAATGCTTCTTTTGAGACAATTAAGCTAAATTCAGCCCCACCATTTTTCTTTTTGTAAGCTACGATATAGACCTCGTTTAGCAATGGGTTGAGGTTACGACCTTTAATCAGCGATAAAGCTTGCCCAACTTGTTTTTCTGTCAATAAATCTTGTGGGTCGTAGTAGCGTTTAATATCTTGAAACGTCCAAACGCTTGTATCTGTTGAAATATCCCTTTTGTTTTGTGTTTGTAGTTGATTTGTCATGTTTTTATCTCCCTTGGGGTTTTCTAGTGTACGCTAAAAATCTGCGTCGATTTCTTAGCGAAATACATATATTCATTAATTTTCTCGATAAACGAATACAGATCTAAATCATCCATCATTTTCTGTTTGTGCTCTTTTGAGAATACAAGGCCGTGAATACGCTCGTAGTCTTCAAAGAGCTTTAGTTTTACTTCTTCTTCCGTCATAGCATCATCCTTCTAGCTGTTTTAGCTGATTGAGTGTATAGCGCTTATCTTTGATGTTGAGTGCTTTAAATACATTCCCTTCCAGTCCTGTCCGAATGCGGCTTGCGACACGTTCGCTGTAAAGGTTTGCAATTTCATCATTGCTTAAGTTGGTTGAGATAATCGTATTCTTGCGATGACTGAGCACGTCAAAGATAAATTCTTCTTCCCACGCTGACTTAGAGCGCCCTGAATCACTTTGTTTAACGCCTAAATCGTCCAGGATGAGATAATCAACCTCCACCAACAGTCTTGAATAGTAACCCTCTTTGCTCTCAAACTTAAAGCTCTCTCGGACTTTCCGTAATATTTCGGTCAAATTCACGAATAGCACACTCTTTGGTGTTCCTCTTTCCTTGAAAGTCTCATTCAGCGTTTTAGCCATTGCAATAGTCAAGTGAGTTTTACCGATTCCAGTAGTTCCCGTTAGCAAGGTGTTCCCGTCTACGCCATCAAGATATTTCTGCGTTTGTCTCTTCACGAAATCTAGCAGATTCTTTTCCTCTTGCGTTCTAGCGATGAAGTTATCAAAAGATGCTGACTTTAGCTCTTCGGGAATAGTGCTATCTCTCATAAGCACGTCATACGTTCTCAGATAGAGGTTTCTCTTCATGCTCTCTTTTGCCATCTCTTCTTCCTTTTTGTCTCTTTGCTCTTTGGCACACTTTGGACAAACTGGAGAGGGTTTGCGTGGTTGTTCTTCACCCGCAATTTTAACGTGGATATTAAGCTGTAACATCGGTACCCCATGAATAGGACAAACGTCCCCTAGCCTTTTTGTGTTTGCTATAATTTCAGCTTGCGATAGCATATAGATATCACCCCTTCCTAAAATGGGTTTTCATCCGTTCGAGTAGCTACCCATTCTTCATAAGTTTGTGGCTCTTTCTTTTGTTGTTTCTTGCCCTTATGATTTGCTTTGCTATTCCTAACAAGTTCAACCGTCATTAAGTTGTCTTGTTTCCATCGGTTTAAGATAGCCTTAATATATGCAAAGTTTGCCTTACCTTGGCTTACTGCTTCTTTTAGTGCTTCAAGAATAACGTCAGCGTTAAAATCTTCTAGCATGTACTGTAAGTCTTGCGTTTGGAGTGGTGATAGCGGTCTGCCTATCTCAGCTTCGAAAGATTGATAAAGATTTACAAGGTCTTGATTAAGAGGGGGAGTAGTGGTAGGTTGTTTTTCTTCTCTTACCTCTCCTCCCCTATCCTCTCCTATCCTATCCTCTCCTCCCCTATCCTCTCCTATGCAACCATTTGTCTGACATTTGGTTGTCAGTTGGTTGTCAGTTGGTTGCACATCTGACAACCACTGATATTTATTGCCTTCTACCAGTGCTATTTGTTGCATTTCCTCTGTGAATCTAGTGGGTTTCTTTCTATCCTTCCTAATAGAATTGTGTTCTGTCCAATCTGTTATAACTACCACTCCACTGTTAAACAACAGTACATAGTTGCCCTCGATTAGAAGTTTCATGTCTTCTTTCGTTGTGCCAACCAATCGCATGATAGTTTTAGGATTTCCGACAAAACCATCATCGTCAGCCTCTAGGTTTAAGAAGAAGTATAAAGCCTTTGTTGTAGGAGGTAAGTCAAGAAAATCATCAGTCATTACGACATCTCTACTGAACATCCTTCTATTTGCCACTTGTTCCTCCTTTTCTTTTGTGTTATAATCAAGTAAATCGTTTTGATGAACGTTGCACCTTTTGGAGTTTTCCAAGGGTGCTTTTTTTAATGCCTACCCTCCCACCACTTCTAATTATTTAATTACTTGTCTTCTTTGCCGTTGTATTTCTTAAAGCTCAATCCCAAAGTTGTGATGCCTGCTGCAATTACTACCAGCCCTAAAGTGCTAGCGATGCCCTCTTTCTCGCCGGTACTTGGTAGAGTACCACCATAAACGGCTGTTTTTGGTGTCTCTTTGCTCACTGGTGCGAGGTTGTAAGATACTGCGACAGATTGTGCCGCTTTTTTATCAACGCTCGTTTTAGGGGTCTTTTCTGGCGTGCTAGGTTTTTCTGGTGTTGGTTTAGTTGGTTCCTCTGGGATTTTAAGTTCTGGCAAGTCCAAAATTGGTGCATCGTTTGGAATTACGCCGCCCTCGAATGGTGGGAGCTCACGTACTTCTGGAATACCCGGAATACCACCTTGGAATTCTGGCTTGTCGTAAACTGGTGCTTCATTTGGTACTGTGCCACCGTTCCATTCTGGTTTGTCTAGCACTGGTGCATCATTCGGAACAGTTCCGATTGGCTCAGTATATTCTG